GTGGTTGGTGTAGTGCTTATTCGATCAACTATGCCCCCGTTACTGCTGTTCTTGTGGAAGCAATCAAGGAACTAACGACAAGGCTTGAAGCATTGGAGAGCGCATGAGCCAGAGAGACGCCCTTATAGCGGCGAAGCAGTACATCGAAGTAGCCCTAGACGAGGAACCCAGCAAGCCGGTGGCAGCCGCTACCGGGCTGATTGACAAGATCAAGGACAACATCGCCTATGTGCTGGGCTTGCCTGCCGCGATCACGGGGGCCTTCGGGTTCCTCTGGGAATCCTCGGCAGAAGAGGCCGCTTTGACTGCTCAGGTCGCACAGTTGGAAGAGGCAGTAGCAGACCTGAAAGCCGAAGGTGACCTTCTGGGTGGTGGAGCAAAGAACTGGTCCCTTGACCCAAGCGCCGCCCCCGGTGGGTCGATAACGCTCATTATCGTTGCCGCAGTGGTGGTCGCCTTTGTTGGCCTGCTGTTCTGGTACCAGAGTAAGCGGAAACGGCGATGAAGCGGGCCTTGGCAACACTGCTTGCCGGGGCTCTCTTGGCGACATCGTGCGCTGGCGGGGGGCCACCACCAACCACAACTACAACGACGAGTATTCCTCCCAAGTCGTCCGTTCTTCTGGAAGATCACGCTCTCTCGTTCGTTCCAGAGGAGGACTCGTTCTCGTTTGAGAACTTCGGTGGAGGGGAACCACCCGCTGACCTGACGGTCAACATGGCCCGCCGTCTCTACGGGGACGATCAGGTTTGCCAAGAGGTGGTGGACAACCGCTGCACCCCGTACCCGGTGATACTCCAGTTGATCCAGCAGGCCAACCGGTCGATGCGCGGGGGGCTGTGTGAGGGTTTGGCGGTCCTGAGTCTCCGTTTGGAGGGCGACACGGCGGCGTTGACGACATTCCAGCAGGTCCAGCAGGCCGCACAACTGGTGAAAGAGGACCCGGCCCTGCTGTCCGAGATCGCCTACTGGTATGTCACCCAGTTCTCTCCCGAGGTGCAGGAGCGGGCCACCGCCTACCGGTCCATGTCCCCTGCGGACCTTGCCCGAATACTCATGGACGACTTCGCCGCTGCCGAGGCAGGAAATCCACACACGGGGTACACGGTCGGCATCTACAGCGACATGGGGGGCCACGCTGTCACGCCTTACAGGGTTGAAGAGACAGCCGACGGGTACCGCATCTACATCTATGACTCCAACTGGCCCACAGCGGAACGCTGGATAGACGTAGACGCAGACGGCACATGGGTGTACGCCCTCGCCGCCACGAACCCGTCGGAGGAGTCGTCGGCGTGGTCGGGCGGGGTCGGCACGATGGAACTCACCCCGATGGGGTCTAGGCAGGGGCCTTTCACTTGTTCGTTCTGCCCACAGTCGAACAGTGCCAAGTCGGGCACGATGCTGACCGTGGCGGCGACCGGCGAGAAGCAGATGACCATCCAGATCGAAACCGAGTCGGGGGACAGGCTCGGCTACTACGACGGTGGGTTTGTCAACGAGATCGAAGGCGCTACCTACCGGTACCTGATCTCTGGCCCCAGCACGGCGGACCCGGTCCTCGTGTTCCTGCCTCCCGAAGTTGAGGTGTTCAGCGCCGACGTTGGACAGATTGAGGCACCCGCTCCGGTTGACGAACCAACGGTTGATGAACCGGTGGAGGAAGAGAAGGAACAGTTCTCGCTGCTGCTGCTCAACGAGGAGAAGTCGATTCAGGTAGAGGCCGTCGTGGAGGAGGCGGTTGAGGAACCCGTCCCCGGTGAGCCTGCCGTGGAGGAAGTGTCGGTACTGGAGATCACCGAAACGTCCGTCGATGTGGGTGATTTGGAGGAAGCCACGGTTTCTGTTGCCGTTGAGGCTGTTGAGATCAAGATTGAGTTGGAGGACGAGCAGACCATTGAGGTTGAGTTCGCTCCCGACGACGTTGCGGAAGAGGCAATAGAGATCGGCATCACCGATGTTGAGGGCGAGATCGTCGCTGAGGTCGAAATTGATCTCACGGAGCGGACGGTGGAGGAAACCCCGACGGTCGTGGAGATCGACTACGACGAGGAGACCGGAGAGGTCACGCAGGAGGAAGAGGAGATCGAAGCGTGGGTCGCTTCGGACGCCGAGTACTTCCAAGCGGTCGTTGAGGACCGTGTGGAGGAGGTGCTGGGCGAGTCATGGGCCGAGGAGGTCACCGAGGACGAGGCATGGGAGGACGAGGAGACCGAGTCCCTGCTGACAGAGGTGCTGGCCGAGGTGGAGGACGATTATTGGGAGGACGAGTACTGGGAGGAAACAACATACGACGACGACTGGTTTGAGGAGCAGGAAGACGAGGACGGGTGGAGGGACGACACCGAGAATCCCTTGGTTGTAGAGGCTCCGGTTCTCATCGGACAGGCTCCGGCCACTAGGTCGTCGGTGGTCAGGTCGTGGACGACGGTGGACTTGGAGACTCTTTCGGAGACGACGGACCGAACAGAGGTTTATCAGGACGAGGCTGGAACGCTGACAGAAGTCTGGGTGGATACCCACTGGGAGGTTCGGGAGACGACTTCGGAGTGGACGGAAACCCTCCACGAGACAGGAACCCTGAACACGTATTCCGACAATGGGGAACTGGTTGAGGAAACCGTATGGGAAACGGCGGTCTGGGAGGAAGACTCCGAAGAGTCGTCGGTGGTGACGGATTCGTGGGTCACATCGGACCTAGTGGCGACTGACAGGGATTGCCTGTACCGGCAGAATCGGGAAGATCCATCTCGGATGGTGTTTGTTCGGCTGCCCCTTCAGGGCGACCCGTGGGACAACGACACCGATGAGAAGCCGTCAGGGTGCGCTACACCGGGGGAGGCGACGACGGTCGCCCGCGAGGATGCGGCGACCAGTACCAGCGAAACCACGACGACGCATGAGCGCAACGCCACTGACGGCTGGTGGTACGAGGAGGACACCACAGTCACGACGACAGTGACCACCTACACGGATGTGACGACGGTGATCTGGTCTGACGGCTATACGGCCATCACCGAGGGCGACCCGTACGATGTGACGACGACCGTTACCACCTCCAGCGACTGGCTGAACGATTGCGTAGTCGCAGACTCTGTGGGGACCGCATGGACAGGGTTCGGGGACTTCTGCATCGCGGACATCGAGTCGGGGACGTTCAACGAAGATGTGGTCACGTTTGACGTGACGGAAACAACGACCATTGAGATCACTGCCTCTACTGACCTGACATGCGACGGCTGGCCCGGCACAACGGCAAACGGGGAGGACGCATACGGCGACCCGTACATCTACCTCTATGACGCATCGGACGATTCGCTATTAGAGAGCGACGACGACGATGGCTGCACCTGCGGCAACAACTGCCCCGATTCTGGAAACTGCTGGGACTCGTTTATCAGCAGGACGCTCTCGCCCGGTACTTATTACGTGGAGGCAAGGGTGTACAGCGGTTCTACGTCGGGCTGGTATACTTTGACCATCGACACGGCCTGAGGCACGTGTGACCCGGGTTCAGAACCCCAAGCGGGGCCACTGCAAGAAGTGGCACCGGAGTAAGTGGTCCAAACGGGCCGGATGATATACTAGTAACAGCAAACCATGCGACTCAAGAAAGGGCGCACCATCTATGGACAACAACGTCCAGATCAATCCACAGACCATCATCAATGAACTCCAGAACCGGCTCAACGCTCTCCAGAGTGAGAACGTGATCTTGGCCTCCATGGTCTCGGAACTGAGGGCTGCACTGGAGGAGCCCGAGACCGAGGAGCCTGCGGAGGATGCCGCCGACTGACGAAGACAACGATCAGGAGTACTGGGCGGCCGAACTAGCGGGCTCTCCGGTACAGGCCACAGCCCTAGCCCGGGAACGTATCACCCAGATGCTGGTGAACTCTGGGGAGGACCCTCCATTAGGATACTTTCCTCCCCAGACTAACGTCGCCAGCACTCGGGTGAAAGCGTTCCGTTATGTCCCTGACGACCCCTCATCTCCTACTACAGGCAGCGGAACACTGTTCGTGGAGTTCATCAAGCGAGGTGACAGGTACGCCTACGCCAACGTCCCTTTCGGCACCTACGCCAACTTTCAGAAAGAGGGCGTGTCCAAGGGCCGATTCATCAACGCCGAACTGGACAACTATCCCTACCGTCGAGCGGTAGGGGCCGACCACGAGTTCTTCAACTGGTAGACAATGCTACGTAGAGTCTTAGGGTACGCACCCCTACTGGTGCTGCCCACGTCGTTAGCGACGGTCCCCTTCGTACGGGGCTGGTCCGTGGCAGCGGCCATTGGTGTGGCGACACTGTCTGGGTGGCTGTTGTTTAGGGACACTATGGACTTGGTTCAGGGGGTCGGTCGCCTCTACTGGCTCACTCGCCAGACCTCCGCCCGTCGACTGGGCGTGAGGTTCTCGTATATGCGAGAAACCGATTATCCGTGGCGTACCGGTAGGGGATTGCAGTTAGTGGTACCGTACCGAACCTTCCAGATAGGTATCTGTAGACCGTCCAAACACTACACGGTGGAGGACGGCCTGCTACATTCGTTGGCGGCTCGCCGCCTACCGACCGAGCCGGAGGATATACGGGAGTGGCAGTGAGGTTCTGGAGGAGCGACAAGACGCACCGGGTCGGCACCATTGAGCGTCCGGGGCGGGTTACGAGCATGCCCACGGCCCAACTCAAGGAATGGATCGACATCGAGATAATGAACTTGGGGGCCACCTACGATCAGTGGCGCTTCCACGGGACCGGGGCCGACGAGTTCGAGTCCCGTCTGGAGGCGCTCTCTGTCCTGTGGGACGAGGTACTTGAGCGTGACGAATGAGCACCGAGGCGCTGGAGACCGAGGCCCCAGAGGCGTATGATGATGTCCCTGATATTGAGATCGACCTTGACGAGGCGTCCGCAGAGTTCGTGGACGAACTCTGCAAGAAGTTGGTGTTGTTCACCGAAGAGTTCTGTGACATCACGTTCTTCCCATATCAGGTCCCCATCGCTTATCGCCTGATCGAGTCCATCGTCATCGGGGACGGCGAAGAACTGACCCTCATCGCCACCCGGCAGAGCGGTAAATCGGAGGTTCTGTCTAACGTCATTGCCTCACTGATGGTTATCCTCCCCAAGTTGTCGAAGGTCTATCCGTTATGGCTCTCCAAGTTCAACAAGGGCTTCTGGTGCGGGGTCTTCGCCCCGACCGAGGATCAGGCCGACACGGTCTTCAGCCGCATCGTCACCAAGTTGACCAGCGATCACGCTCTGGACTTCCTGCTGGACCCGGAGATTGACGACGTGGCCAAGTCCGGCGGTGCGAGGGGCAAGGGCAAGATCGTCACGCTCAAGAACTCGGGCTCACTCTGCCGGATGCAGACCTGCAACCCGAAGGCCAAGATCGAATCCAAGACCTATCACTTTGCCATCGTGGACGAGGCTCAGGAGGCTGACGAGTTCGTGGTCACGAAGTCGATCAAGCCCATGCTCGCCTTCAACAACGGAACAATAGCCCTAACCGGTACGGCCACGCGAACCAAGTCGTACTTCTACAAGATGATCCAGTACAACAAGAGACGGGACACCACACCCAAACGTGGCCATCGCACGTCACACTTCGAGTACGACTGGAGAACCGCTGCCAAGTACAACAGCAACTACGGCAAGTTCATCAGCAAGGAGAAGGTGCGTATAGGTGAGGACTCAGATGAGTTTCTGATGTCCTACTGCAACCAGTGGATTCTGGAGAAGGGCATGTTCGTCACCGAGGACCGGCTGGACCGCCTCTATGACCAGTCCATGCCCTTGGTTCCCGAATGGTGGCGTACCCCGGTTGTCATGGGCATCGACGTTGCGCGGACCGTGGATTCCACTGTTGCGACTGCGGTGTGGGTGGACTGGGACCATCCTGACGGTCTGGGCTTCTTTGAGCACCGGGTACTGAACTGGTTGGAACTGCATGACACCGACTGGGAGTCCCAGTATTTCAAGATCGTGGATTTCGTGCGTAACTACGATGTCCTTAGGGTAGGTATTGACGCTCAAGGCGTCGGAGGTGCCGTTGCTGAGCGTCTGGCTCTACTCCTCCCAGACATAGAGGTTCTCCCCATGTCCTCGGACGCCAAGGCTCAGAACGAGAGATGGGTCCACTTGACTGAACTGATCCAGCGTAACCAGTTGGTGGTCCCGGGCCACTCCAAGGCCCGTAGGACGAGGCGCTGGAAGCGGTTCAACCAGCAGATGCTGGACCTAGAGAGGATTAATCGTGGCCCGTACCTGCTGGCAGAGGCTCCTGACGAGAAGGGAGCCTTCGATGACTACCCCGACAGTCTGGCCCTCGCTTGTTCCCTCACGGTCCACGACATCATGCCCACGGTGACCGTAGCGGAGAACCCCTTCTTCAATTAGTGGTACTATATACACAGACACCTATTCGTCAGCCCCGGAGGATTTCATGGCTAACGTAGTTAACCCGACCGTTGCACCTGCCCCTAGGTTCCCCGAGGTTGCGGGCAACGTCTTTGAGAGGACCCTCGGGCCGGACATCCCCGGTGAGCGCGGCCCTCTGCGGTTTGAGGAGGGGGTCGCTACGGATACCGATGTTCCGAACGACTTCGTCATCGGCTCGTACGTGGACACCACGTCTGCTCCCGGTCGGATGAACCACAACAACCCGGCAGCCTTCTACAAGCCCGCAGAGGTCACCATGCGTGAGCGTGCTCACGTTGGCTCGGCCTCGTGGATTGAGGCTCCGTCGGTTCTCGGTGAGTTCGTGCAGGGTGTGGTTGCCGGTGACGGCATGCCCACCTTTGAGCGCTCGTTCAACTCGGGCGCACACATGAACCGGCCGAACGCCACTCGCGTTACTGACTAACCCCCCGTTGCTCACGGGGGACTGGTAGGGCTGGGTCGTGGCGTTCAAGTTCTCACGGCGGGTGTCCTCTGATGTGCCAGTACCAGAGGCGCACAAGGCTGAACCGGGGTACCCCCTTCCAGACCCAGCGCCCCAGTTGCGTCAGGACGTGGGTAACCGGGAGTCCCGTAGGGCTGTAATTGACGCAGTTGGGTCTGCGGGTGAGAAGGTGTACGGTCACCCTATCACCATGCGTGACGCTACCTATTCCCGAGTGGCGCATTTACAGGCGGCCGTGGACGAATCACCTACTGGGGTTCCAGAAGGGCTGGGCTGGTATGGCGATCACCGGAGTGGGTATTCCGTCATAGCCAGCAACGCTCGTTCCAGTGTTGGCCGTGCTATCGACATCGGGGCAATCCTGAGTCCCCGTAACACGCCTACCAGCGAGAAGGCGGCAACTGGGTCAGCCCTGCATATAGCGGGTCACCCGGATACTGAGGTGGTGGTTACCGAGGAGATGTCACCCATGGTGGGGGACTTTCGCCGTGTCAAAGGGCACGAAGTGTCCTCTGAGATCAAGCGTGGCTCGCTCATAGTTCCACCCGGGGAGTCAGTTCCTTCAGGTGCCCACCGTCTAGGCTCTCTGAGCCCTAAGGCCATTGCCTCATTGGGGTTCGCTGCCCACGCGACTGGCGATCACGTTCCGTCTAGCGTTAGCGACGTTCAGCAGCACTCTGCGAGCAGGGATTTCGCAGCGAAAGCCGTAACGGTGGCCCGAGACAGTCTGTCGTTTTCGGACGTGTCCGACGCCCCGAAGACGGCCTCTTACGCCACCAACATCCACTTGGGGGGCGACCCGGACGCACTAACCGGTAGCCCAACAGCCTACAACACCGCTGTTCTCCGACGCCGTCATCAGCAGGTCCACGGGGAAGAGTGGTATCGTGAGGACGCTGACGGAAACGTCACGCACTACCACGTGTCCCCGGATCAGGGCTCCCTGTTCTCTGCGAGCGAACTCTCCCACTACACGCCGAACGTCCGTTCGTCTGAGACGGCTGAAGATGTATACATGAACGCTGTTACCGCAGAGCGTGCTGCTGCTAGGGGTGGTGGCGTCAATAAGCCGATGGCCGCCATGGATCTCGTATCTGACGCAATCACCAAGGGTCGCGGTAGTCAGGGCCTCCTGACCACGCCCAAGGGGGCCCCCAACATCTCCAAGGAGCAGGTCTTACACGCCTTCAACAACGAGGCCACTATTCGGGCGACCGAGTTGCTCAGCGTATCGTATAACGTACGCGGCGAGGAGGTGACCGAGGCGCTGACTGCGGGGGGCGCTCAGGCCGTGATCTGGACCCACGCTAGACGGGAGATGGGAGAAGACCCAGAGTGGAACGCCCGGCAGCGTAACGCAGAGAAGTCTCGACGGGCTGAAGAGAAGAAAGAGGCCAAGCACACCAAGGAGCGGGAACGGCGTCAGGGTACGCTGGAGATCGGCCGAGGTAACCGGTTGCGGCCCAAGTTCGACCAGAGGTCCAGCGTGGACCCCCTGCCGGAGGACCCACAATGACAGAGGCGTGGGGACTGATCATTGCCGCCCTCATCACAGGGGCGTCCACGACTCTCGGACTGGTCTTCCGGCGGCTACGGGGAGAGAACCAGAGGGACCACGCCATGGTCTCTGGTAAGGTGACAGCCATTCAGGAGACCCTGCGAGACGTGAAGAAGCGAGTGGACGACACGGGCGAGCGGCTCACCGACCACCTAGAGTGGCACGTGGAGGCTGTCCCCAAGCAGCGTCCCCATAGAAAGGCCCCGCCCAAGAAGAAGTCCTGAGGGTGTTGCGACGCCGTTTATGTCGTGTATGATGAGTCACAAGAGAAGGAGCACATGCTGTGGATAACGATCCGACGAAGGTCACTCTGGTTGAAGCGCTGGATACGCCCCTGCGTAGCCCCATCCCGAGACAGTGCCTGCTTGCGAGGGTGCGGGAGGGCTTGTCTGACGAGGAGCGGGACGCCCTTGACCGGGCTTTGGAGAGGGTCAGGCATGACCCCAACAACGGACAGCGCAAGGTCTACTCCACTTCTTGGTTGGCGAGCGTCTTGACAAGTCAGGGCCACGCCCTGTCGTCCGCTACCATTCAGCGCCACCTCCGACAGTCCTGTAGTTGCCGGAACGGGAGTGATAACCATGAGTAGGTCTCTGGAAGACACGTTGGACGCTGGGCCCCCCAAGCACGCCATCGGTAAGTTGGCGGACCTGCTGAAGAGGCACGACATTGACATTGAGGACATCGGGGACATCAAGAAGGTGTCCCTCTACCAGTCCCTGACGAAGGACGCAGACGGTGAAGCACAGATTCACGACTTGGTTGGCATCCAGATTTCTCCGGCGTGGGAGGAGGGACCGGCGTGGCCCGTCATCCAGCCCGGTCCCGTCCTCAAACTTCCCAAGAGTCCTCCCGCCAAGAAGAAGGCGGGCCTGAAGACCTGTGTCGTGCTCCCCGACATGCAGATCGGGTACTTCAGGGACAAGTCCGGGGAACTGTCCCCCACCCACGATGAGTTGGCGATAGCCCTAGCCACGGAGATCGTCAAAGACACCAACCCCGATCTGGTGGTTCTGGTTGGCGACAATCTTGACCTGCCCGAACTCGGCAAGTACCGGGTCACCCCGGCGTTCCAGCAGACCACGCAGGCGGCGGTGGACCGGGCGACTGAGATTTGTGCGCTCCTTCGTGCTGCTGCGCCCAACGCCGAGATCAAGTGGCTGGCCGGTAACCACGAAGAGCGCCTGACCACCTTCATGCTGGACAACGCTGCTGCGGCTTTCGGCATCCGTCCCGGCAAGGCCCCGGACAGTTGGCCCGTTCTGAGTGTGCCCAATCTCTGCCGTCTGGACGACTACGACATTGAGTACCTCGCCGGGTACCCCGCCTCGTGCGTGTGGATCAACGAGCACATCAAGGTCATCCACGGTGATCTGGTGCGTTCGGGCAGCAGCACGGCCCACGCCTACCTCAAGCGAGAAAAGGTTTCCGTGCTCTACGGACATATCCATCGTCGGGAATGGGCCGAGCAGACGAGGGAGGACTACGATGGGCCTCGCACGGTGCTGGCGGCTTCTCCCGGGTGCCTCGCACGTATCGACGGGGCCGTGCCCTCCACCAAGGGCGGGACCGATCTGGATGGTCGGCCTCTGACCCGTTACGAGAACTGGCAGCAGGGCCTGTGTGTGGTCCAGTACGAGGAGGGGGACGGCAAGTTCAACGTGGAGATGGTCACGATCCGAGACGGATGGTCGTATTACCGTGGCAAGGAGTACACGTCCAAGGGGTAATGGGGGTATACTAGTAGTACCCCGCTGGGGGTGTCCTTACTTTCCATCTAGGAGATACTAGTATGTTTAACCGAGACCTCGTTGAACGGGTTGTCGCTACGTTCGTTCAGGCCGCCGCTGGTGCCATCGGTACCAACGGCGTCCTTGATCTGGGCGTGGACAACTGGAAGTTGGTTCTCAGTTCTGGAGTTGCAGCGGCCCTGTCCGTTGTGAAGGGCGCCGTCGCTGCCCGCCTAGGTACTAAGGGTACCGCTTCTCTGGTTGACTAGCCGCCACGGTAGTGTGCGGGATGCCCACATGAGTGACACTTTACGGTTGTTAGTAGACGAGGTTAGGGGGGCGGTTCCTGCCGCACTGATTTATGCGATTGATGGTGTATACTTGAATCAGGTAGCCGCCCCCCTGAGGATTCCACACTCTTATGGCCGTTGACTTCTGGTCGCCATCTTATAGAGCCTCGGCCAGTGATCTCACGGTCGCTATCTCCCCGCTCGGCCTTGTTGAACTGGCCGATGAAGAGTTCGAGGTCCACGGCCCACGGCTGAACCGGTATTCGGCAGCGTGGGCGTGGTACCTTGGGCATCACTGGGCGTACCGCCGTGAGTTCGGTGAATCACAGTTCTACCTGAACTACGTCCGCACAATGTCGGACTACATCACGAACTTTTGCTTTGGTAAGGGCGTGTACTTCCGTACCCCGGAACAGAACAACGCCATTATCCCTCACCTCCTAAACACCGTGTGGGACCACCACAACAACAAGGAGCACGTCCTCTGGGAGATGGGCCAGTTGGCCTCGGTGACCGGGGACTGCTTCGTCAAGGTGGCCTACGAGGAGCCGTACGTCGATCCCATCGGAATCCCAATGCCGGGCAGGGTCCGCATTCTGCCCCTGAACCCGGCCCACTGCTTTCCCGAGTACCACCCCCACGACCGGACCCGACTGTTGCGCTTCAAGTTGAAGTATCGCTTCTGGGGTACCGCTCCTGAGGGCACTCGGCAGGTGTACACCTTCACTGAGATTCTTACCGACGACACGGTAGAGCAGTACATCAACGATGAGTTGGTGGACACCTACCCGAACGCCATCGGCCATATTCCTGTCGTACACATCCCTAACACCACGATCTCCTCGTCTCCGTGGGGCCAGAGTGACATCTGGGACATCATCCCGCTCAACCGAGAGTTGAATGAGAAGATGTCCGAGGTGTCGGACATCATCAACTATCACGCTGCTCCCGTGACGATCATCACCGGGGCCAAGGCGAGTCAGTTGGAGAGGGGCCCGAAGAAGGTTTGGGCCGGTCTCCCGAAGGACAGCAACGTATTCAATCTGGAGTCCCGTGGCGAGATGGCGGGGGCGCTTGAATACATTCAGCACATCAAGCGGACCATGCACGAGATCACGGGCGTTCCCGAAACGGCCCTAGGCCAGACCCAGCCCATCTCCAACACCAGCGGCGTGGCACTGGCCATCCAGTACCAGCCGATGATGAACCGCTACAGCATGAAGAAGTCGCACTTCACCAAGGGGCTTGAGAAGGTCAACGAACTGGTCATTCGTACGGCCGCTGTCTTCGAGCCCCAGATGCTGTTGTACGACGCTTCTGTGGCTGAGTATCCTGAGAAGGACAACGCCATCCAGTTGGACCCCACGGACCCGCTGACCTACAAGACCACCATCCACTGGCCCGACCCGCTGCCGGTGGACGTACTCATCACGCTCAACGAGATTCAGGCCAAACTGACCCTCGGCCTTGAGTCGAAGCGGGGCGCCCTCAAGATTCTCGGTGAGGAGTTCCCGAACGAGAAGATGGCCGAGGTCTTTGAGGAGCAGATGGAAGACGCTCTCGATGCTGGGACCCTTGAGATGTTCAACGCTCAGGTCCAGCAGGCAATCTTCGCCGCTACCGGAATGCTGCCCCCCGAGGGGGCGGAGCCGGTCGGCGGTGAGGGAGGGGGAGAGGAACAGACGTTCCCAGCCCCGATGGTATCCGGCGCTGATGCCGGATTGTTAGATAAACTGATTCAGCGGGCCTACGGCGCCCGGTTCGCCCAGCGCCGTATCCCGACAAGTGACAGCGAATAAGTTCTACTAAACCAGACAGTATCCGCCAAACCAGTTAAGGAGCAGTTATGGCAGGAGCAAAGAAGGACGCTGCGGCGCCCGATGAAGTGACCGTGCCGCCCGCCGAGTCGGAGACCGCTGAGGTCGGCTTTGACGTGGGCGTGGCCGAGTCGGCCGAGGGACGAATGTTCACCGAGTCCGACGTGGAGCGTATTCGTCAGCAGGAGAAGGACAAGTTGTACAAGAGGCTTGAAGAGTCCGACGGGCGTGTCAAGTCTCTTGAGGACCAGTTGACGACGCTCTCGGATGAGCACAAGTCCTCCAAGGACGCTGCGGAGAAGTTGGCCGCTTACGAGGCCGAAGTCGCCAAGCAGCGTGAGGAAGAGGAACTCAGCGCCAAGGAGTTGATCGCTCGTCGGGAGACCGAGTTCAACGAGAAGATCAACTCCGTGGAAGCGGAGTGGCAAGAGCGGCTTGCCAAGATCGAAGAAGAGCGTGAAGCGCAGGATGCGATGCTCGACAAGGAGCGCCGCTTCCGCGAACTAGAGGAGTATCGCCTCAGGGCGATGCAGCAGGAAGAGGAATACATCATTCCCGAACTGCGTGATCTCGTCTCGGGAACCACCGAGGAAGAGATCGACAACTCTATTGCGATCCTAAAGGACCGTAGTAGTGCTATACTGGAAGCAATCCAGCAGTCCGCCCCCAGCGGGCTGAGGGGGTCGCCGGTAACGGCGCCTCCCGTTGGGCCAATGGAAACTCAGACGGAGCAGCAGCAGACGCTAAGTGCGGAGGACATCCGCAACATGCCGATGGACCAGTACATGCAAATGCGAGACAGGCTCCTCAAGGCGCGGCCGTCACAAAGCCGCTTCTAGACAACATATACACACCGTCCCCTAACGGAGGAACCCAACCATGGCCCTGCCAGCCCCATCGGGTGGCTCGATCACGACGGCTGCTGACCAGTCGTCTCTGACCGGCTACTCGTCCGATACGGCGCTGACTCCGGCGATTCAGACTATCTGGAGCAAGGAAATCTTGTTTCAGGCTATGCCTGTTCTTCGCTTTGAGCAGTTTGCCGTTAAAAAGACGGAACTCGGTGTTATGCCGGGTCTCACCGTCAACTTCATGCGCTACACCAACCTCGGTGTTGACCAGAACACTGGTGCGACTCTGACGGAAGGTACCCGTATGGAGCCCACAGCCCTCTCGGCTAGCCAGATTCAGATCACGGTCTCGGAGCGTGGTCAGGCGATCTCGGTCACCGAGTTGCTGCTCAACGCCTCGTTCGATGACGTTATGGCGTCGTCGTCCCGTCTCCTTGGCCGTCACATGGCCCAGTCGATGGATATTGAGGCCCGCAATACCCTGTACAAGACCGGCATCCCGTTCGGTGGAGGCTCGGCGGTTGCTCCGTCGATCACCTTCGGCCGGACCAAGCAGTCGGGCGCTCGTACCACGGTCTCGCCGTACGACGGCGGCACAGTCGGTACGGCGGCCTCGCCGGGCTACCTCTCGCCCACTACCATCAAGGACGCCGTGGAGACGCTGGCTGGGGAGAACATCCCTCGCATTGGTGACACCTACGTGTGCTTCGTGCATCCGTCGCAGAGCCGTTCGCTCCGCGACTGGCCGGAGTTCATTGAGGTCACCAAGTACGCCGCTCCCGGCAACTTCATGCTGGGCGAGATCGGGCGCCTCTACGACGTGGTCTTCATCGAGACCACTCAGGTGACCAAGGGTCTGGACGGCACCGCTGCCGGTTCGGCACTTGCGGCCCTCACGGGTCTGGACACCGATTCGGGCACCTCTGGCCTTCAGGAGAACGCCAACGCTTACAACGCCGTGATGATCGGTGACAACGCCTTCGGTCAGGCCATTGCCTTGCCGGTGGAGTTGCGCGACGGCGGCGTGATCGACTTCGGTCGTGAGCATGGCCTCGCTTGGTACGCCATCTGGGGCTTCGGTGTCATCACCCACGAGTCCCGGGTCATCATCAACACCCTCGGTGGCGCAATCGCCTAGTTGCGATTTGCTATAGTTGTGGGGGGCCGGGGCCTACGTGCCCCGCCCCCTCACCGCTATATCCATCGACAATCCTTAAAGGAGTAGCAGAACATGGCAGAC